TTGGTTCTGGTTTAGGAAATCAATTCTCTACTGATATGGATTCTCTCAAATCATCTTTCGATGAGCAGGGTAACCTTATCCGAAGCGAGATTACGGAAGCTGGTACAGAGCTACAACGTGATCTAGATTCACAAGGTAACTTGATTACTACTGAACTTAGCGCAACAGGCCAAGTAATTAGCCAGACCTCATTAAACATCTCTGATATCTCAACTCAGTTGAATGGTATGCAAGCAGGTCTTGGTGATAGGATCACTTCAGCGTTCGACGGCATCCAAAACTCTTCTGATGAGCTACGAGCTAACCTAGTAGGTAACCTAGCCGGGTTGCGTAACATCATGACTACCCAAGGGGACACGCTTGGTGCGGATCTTCAAGAGAAGTTCATGGCGCTATCTAGCTCATTCGATGATAATGGTGACCTGATCCGTTCAGCAGTAGACGCAAATGGTGACTTCATCTTCCGTGAGCTTAACGCAAACGGTGAGCTTGTAATCAGCACTATCGATGATGCTACTGGGCAGTTAATGGAGTCTAATAAATTCAATGCTGACCTACTAACAACAGACTTCGACTCACGCTTTAATTCCACTGAGGAATTCTTACAGGCTATTGACTCTTCCATCTCACAAGTAGGTGGGGACATAGACGCTGGCTTACTCGGAATGGCTTCTGGCCTAGAGGAAGGATTCATGTCTCGTTTTGACGAGCTTAGTGATCAAGAACGTGAAGGACGCAATGAATTTAACAACAGACTAACTCAAGTACGCGCCCTACTAGAAGAAGATGTAGCCGACTTAGACGATGGCCTACGCGGACGTATGTCAGAGCTAAGTAAAGCATTTGATGGTGAGGGTAGATTAATCGCCAACGCAATCGATGCTAACGGTAATATGCTCAAGCGTACTATCGATGATAGTGGTTCATTAGTTCTCAGCACTTACAGCCGTATGAACGGCCAGTTATTAGATCAACAGGCTTTAGACATTAACCGATTGATGAAGCAGATCAGTGATCGAAGAGTAACTCAAGGCTCTAACGCGAATATGGGTGGAAGAAGCCCTACAGCAGGAGCCCCGGCACCCGCATCGGTATACAGCGGTTTTGCCTCGCCATATGCCCAAACCTACTAAAAAGGACTCAATATGGACGAGAATCAACGCCTTAGTCGTATCGAAGGTAAGCTCGACAAGCTGTCAGACGCAGTAATTGCGTTAGCTAGAATGGAAGAGCGAATGGTAACATTGTTTAATCGTATGGGGAAATACGAAGAGAAGCAGGATGAGTTGGAGGATAGGGTGGGCGAGATGACTTTGCGTCTCTCAACCGACGGACAAACCTTACGCTTTGCAGAGCGTTTATTCTGGATAGCCGCCTCGGCCGCTGTTTCATATTTATTTTGGACTATACGATGACCCCAACAACTGTATCTCAGAACGGTATTAACCTAGTTAAGAAATTTGAAGGCTTACATAAAGTCACTGAAGACGGAATGGTAAGAGCCTATCGTTGCCCGGCAGGACGCTGGACAATTGGATGGGGACACTGCAAGGGCGTTAAGTCCGGTATGCGTGTCTCTGAAGAAGAGTGTACCAAGTTTCTTGTTGAAGATCTCAACGATGCTGGTGCAGTAGTTAAACGCTACGTTAGCGTACCCCTAAGCCAAGAGCAGTTCGACGCATTAGTGTCCTTCGTGTTCAATATCGGCGGCGGAGCTAACTTCCAAAACTCTACCCTTCTAAAGAAATTAAACCAAGGCTTATACGACGAAGTACCAGAGCAAATCATGCGCTGGAACAAGGCTAGAGTAGATGGCAATTTAAAGCCACTCAGAGGCCTTACACGACGCCGTACAGCAGAGGCGGCACTGTTCGCTATGAACACACCTCTTGCAGACGATGGTGGCGATTTGATGGCTCAGAAGCCTGAACAAACTGCACCCAAGCCTCTAAAGAAATCTAAGACATTAGCAGGAGCCGGTTTAGCTGGTGGTGCTGGTATCGCTACAGAGATAGCCGGGCAGTTACAGCCCCTCGTAGGTTACTCTGAATCTATTAAATACATATTCTTGGCCGCATCGTTGGCCGGGGTTGCTCTAGTTACTTACGCTAGAATGAAGGACAGCAAAGAGGGTGTCCACTAATGAGCCTAGTCAAAAATATGAATGCTCGTAAGAAGGCCGGTAAAAGCCGCTCTAAGAGCAAAAGCACTATTAGTGATAAGACATACAAAGACCTTCAAGCAGGTAAAATGGCTAAAGGTGGTCTAACCAAGAAGAAAAAGAAATAATGTTTGGTATTTTTACTAAAATTAAAATCATAGTGGCCGGTTTAATGGCCGCTTTATTGCCCATCCTTTACATCATCGGCCGTCGAGACGGTGCCAAGGTTGAAGAGGTCAAGCAAGTAAAGGCCTCCGCAAAAGCGGCAGAACAACGCGCCGATTTTTATAAGGAGATGGAGACTACCAACAATGAAATTGAAAGCACTAAACCTCGTACTAGGGATGACATTACTGACCGCTTGCGCAAGCACGGTCTATAAGACTGAAGTAGAAGTCTACTGTCCCGCAATAAAAGTTTATTCCGAGGATTTTAATAATCGTCTAGCAGACGAAATTGAAGATCTACCCGCCGATAGTCCAGCTATCGAAGAGGCCATTTCCAATTACATCGTTCTCAGAGACAAAGTTCGAGCTTGTGAAAAGCAAGCCGACACATTGAAGAGAAAACAAAATAATGAGTGATCCCTTAACAGCAACAGGCCTAGTAGGCGACCCAAGTGCGCTCCCCGACCAAATGTCTATTGACAGGCAGGGTAAGCCGAGCCCGACGGTGTACCCCGGAGGTACGCCACCTAAAGATCAGGCTCTCCCCACGACAACATCTACACCGGGGCCAACAGGAAACTACGCTACAAATAATTCGTCTGTTGCTAACAATTCGGATTATGTAGGTAATGTAAACGTCACAGATACCACCACTGATATACTCAGTGACCCAGACTCATTTATTGATGGTGTTGGGGGAAATCTGTCGGACAAAGTTGAAGACATCGACGCTAACACTACAGGTACAAATTTAGACGGTAGTGATTACAATATGGATGTTGATGGTATAAACGCCGCTACATCCACTAGTGCAGTGTCTACTGCCTCGGGTGTTACTGCACCTAATACAGCAAGCACATATGATGCGGCCACAACCGCCGGGCAAGTAAATGATGCTCTGGGCGAAGCCGCTACAATGGACACAAACGATAAAGCTATCGTTGATGCAGATGGCCTAGTAATAGATCAACAGGGTGTTGCTACAGGAGTTAACGAAGACGGCTCTATAAACGAGACTGGCCTAGCGTTAAATTCGTTTGCTCACCAAAACGTCAGTAACGTAATTGATACCAGCACAGTCGCTGGTAAGATGCTTGCCCAGAACTTGGGTGAGGGTAATTACTTAGATTCTAAAGCTACTGTTAAAGGACAACTAGAGATCCTGACAGGGGAGTTTACCGACTCCGTAACAGGTGAACCAAAGATTCCTACATGGGCGGCGGGTATTGCTCGTAACGTATCTCGCTCTATCGCATTTAAAGGTATTACAGGTACGGCCGCTACCGGTGCATTAGCACAGGCGATGATTGAGGCTACCTTACCTATCGCTCAAGCAGACAGTCAGTTCTATCAAACGCTGACAGTAAAAAATATAGACAACAAACAGCAGATGATCATCAACAAGGCTAACGTCTTGTCAAAGATGGAAATGGCTAACTTAGACGTGCGTACATCTCTGGCAGTTAATAATGCTAAGACATTTATGCAGTACGACATGGCTAATCTAGAAAACGAACAACAAACTAGCATCATAAACACTCAAGCAAAAGTGCAGTCGATATTAGAAGATGCCAATCAGAAAAACGTAGCTCGTAGGTTTGGTGCTGAAGCAAAGAACGACATGGATCAATTCTATGACAATCTCGGCGCTTCAATCGACATGTACAACTCTGGGCAAAAGAACCAGATGTCTATGTTTAATTCGGGTGAACTAAACGATACCTTCCAGTTTAACGCTACTCTAGAGAATAGCAGGGAACAGTTCTATTCTACTATGCAGTACCAAGTGGACGCGGCTAATGCCGAATGGCGTCAATCAGTAACTATGACCAATAGCGAAATGCAGTTCCAAGCGGCCGCAACGGACGTGAAGAACATTCTTGGTCTAACTACTGAAACTCTGAACCAACTCTGGGATCGTACAGACTCTCTTTTAGACTACTCATGGAAAGAAGGCGAGAATTCCAAGGACAGAGATCTTAAACTTGAGATAGCTAAAATGGAATTACAAGCGGCTAGAGAAGCGGCGGCGGCTAAGAAGAAGAGTGGAATGTTCGGGGCTATCGGGGGAATGATCGGTACCGCGTTAGGTGGGCCTCTTGGGGGTGCAATCGGAAGCGCCGTATTTGGCGGCGGAGACGAATAGGAAAATAATATGACATTTGAAGAAGCAATAGTAATAGCCGTCCGTAAATACTACGCCGGCAAAGACCCAGAGGCACTTATAGAATCCTCTGAGGGTGAGTTTAAATATACTCGTGAATATTTCGATGAGCTTGAGGAAGAGTTAGTGCCTTCCAAGAAAAAGAAGAAATCTAAAAAAGATGAGGAGGTAGAAGAATATGAGTTCGATTAATCCTTCTCAACCAAACGCACCAATCCCCGGTGCAAACTACACTAGCGATACACGCAACTACCCGTGGCACCGTCCCCCTGACATTACAAGCACCGATGAGGCTCTTGAGCATGTCATGGAGGTTTTGACAGAGACCGATGCGGGTAAGAGATACATGAGCCTTATTGAGGCGGGTACTTCAATTGCGAGTATAACGGATATCGTTGTAACGCTTGCCGTAGGGCGTGGAAAATTCAGTATAGACTTTGCAATTCTCATAGCCGGGCCAGTAACTCGAATGTTGGAAATAATGGCTAAGTCTTATGAAATTGAATACGATCTCGGTATCGATGTTGTGGATACTTACACAAGTTCTGTGGTTCTTAAACAGATTAAGGGTGTTGTTGAAGAATCCGTAGACGCTCCAATAGAAGAGGAGCCTACGGAAGAACCGGCCGGATTTATGTCCGCTGTGTCTGAAGAAGAACAATCCAGTATGTTAGGTTACGACGTTGAGGAGGCAGAAGAAGATGAGTGATGGATGGGAAAGTTTCGCCACGGGCTTTGCTCAAGGTTTTACTAACAGCTACTCCGCGAGAATTGAGCGTGATCAGGAAGCAAAACAAGACAAAATACGTTTTGGGGCACAGGCTTGGTTAAAAGAAAAAAGTGTCTATGACGCAAATAAAGCGGCGGATACTGCAATAGTAAACCAAGCAAAAGCCTTTATCAGGACTAACAATTTACCTGAAACCGCCTTGATGAACATCTACGACATGATCAGTTCAGACTATACTCCAACGATGATGTTGGACACAATAAATGCCCAAGGTGCCAAATTCGAGGCTCCAGAGGTTGTGGCAGACGCCGGTGTGTCTTCTACTGCTGTGGATCAACAGACAGATGAGCTTATAGGTGTGGCGGCTACTGCATTAGATTCCGCATCACCAACTACTGTCTCCGGGATAAGTGTTCCAGACGCGGATGGAGTTAGTAAGCCGGATACTTCTACTGCTCCAAAAGTGGATCCTTTCGCCCGTTACACAAAAGAAATTCAAGAGACTGTTGGGGCAGACCCCGACTACTTTGCTCAAGTCGTAGGGGGTTACAAAGCTCCTGACCGTGGGCCAAGAATGAAGTTTACCCCCGGAACTTCCACTAAGAAAAGTGAAAACCTGAGTTTTGAAAAACAAGCAGTACTAGCGGCTATGGCTGACCCGGAATGGGATTCTAATAATTACTCTGGGAATATTACTCTGTTAGCTAACTATAAAGCAAAACTTTCTCCCGACAGCACCAAGGAAAGAGTTTTTGAGACACCTAAAGAACTCGCTTTGTTTAACCTCATGGGTAGCGACGCCTACACAGATCTTGAGGATGACCCAGCGGGTCAAAATGCTTTATTACAGAGCTTAGAATCCAGCTTCAGTAATAAGGGTACAAGCACAACTTATACCGCAGGAAATTACGCTTCAGATCTTTCTAAATTTAAGCTCATGCTAGGATCAGATAAGCCCGAGGAAGTGGCCGAGGCCGAAGAGTGGTTCCGCACAGTCAAGCCTGTTCGTGAAGAGGCCTTGAAAAGTGTGGCGGCTTTAACAAAAGACCCAGCAGAGCCTGAGACGTTTGCTATTATGTATGTCGCAGAGGGCGGCGGTAACATGATGGGAACTGCCACCAAAGGAGAAGACGAAGACGGGGCTTATATATTAACTGACGGAACCGAGATAGGTAAAAATAGGATCAGCAATGTCACTACAATCGACATGGCGGATGCTAGAACTAAAGCTGTTCAGGCCGCAAGCACGATATATGGTGGAGTTAGTAAGGCCCAGATATCTACCTCTGTAGCCGCTCAAAACTTAATGCGCTTAGACCGTATGGCATTTGATAATGAAAATGTCCTTAAAACAGTAGCGGGTGGCGGTTCATCTCTAGTCAGCAGTTTCTCTAATGAGATGCAGGGACTAGTCTCGTTGCTTGGAGAACTTCAAAAGAAAGACCCAAACCAGAGCCAGACAAGTTTGTTGTCGGGTATCAATACTGAAGTAGATACAATGTTAGACGGTGGCAAGATAACCGACGAGGTTGCTCGTGCATATAAAGAATTTAACGCGGCTATCGTAAGAACTATCTTCGCAACAGGTAAGGCTTTAGGGCAATCTGGTAACGGGTTCAGTAACCAAGATTACCAAGTCATATCTAAGTCACTTGTTAACGCGAATAGCTACGAAGCATTCTCCAATAATCTACGCAGATTGACAAATGAGTTGTACGGAACATGGGATGCTACGGCAGTGGATGCTCGTAAAAATGCCCTAATAACGAATGTCATGATGATGCCCGGCGGAAAGGAAATTGTCGGAAATTCACTTATGGGCGTTCAGGAATATTACCAGTCCGACGAAGGTAGCTCACAAATCAATGTGTATGAATGGTCTCAAGGAAAAGCGAAGCCTAGAGCAAACGGTGCCGTGATAGAGTCAGGAACCCAACAGGATGTAAGTGCCGGAATGCCTAAAGAATTTTTAGGTAAAAAGGTCATTGTATTCATAGAAAGAGGTGCCGATGGCAAATCTACGGGCATAACCCGTTACGAGAGGTATTAAGAATGACTGACCAAGCTACTCTAGACTACCTCGACAGTCTTCTAGAACAGAACAAAACAGACCAAATAGAAGAGACCGCAAAGACCACCCCTTTCACTGGGGAAGAGTCCTATATGGATGGGGGTTATTACGATTCTGAGGAAACCTTCTTCAATGTAGATCGTATGGAAACGCCTATCACGGAAGAAGAAAGCGATAACCCTATCGTTATTCAAGTTGTTGAGTCAGATGCCTATAAGAACTCCAGTACAAGTGGTGAACGTAACGCTATGATACGAGAAGCGTTGGATAGTACTAACCGTTCTATTTACGAGAGTAAGGGTGAGCCCACTCGCTTTGATAACGTAAGATTACAGAAGTTTGAAAACCAAGATGGTGCCCCGCGCACCTTTATCGTACCAAAGCCCGGCGCTGAGTCTACGGGTTTCCAGAGAGGTATTGGGGGTGCTATTTTAAACACCGCAAAGATGGTAGGTGAGGGCGTTGAAAAAGGCTTTGGAATACCATTTACCGACAAAAGAACTCCGGGAACAGATGATTTTCTTACTGACCCCGACACAGATTATGTAGCTGAAAACTTCCCTACATACCCATCAGCGGGAGCTATGGAATCAGTAGGACAAGAAGTAATCCCTATTATTATCGGCGCATTAGTTGGCGCTAAAGGGGTAGATAAGTTAGACAAAGCTCCGGGGGCTATAAAAAACGTCCACAAAAAAATTAATGATGCCTTAGAAAAGAGAAAAGATAAGGACTTTATTCCGGGAGAAAAAAGTACAGCTACTATATCTAAAAAACTTGCTGACTGGATTTCAAGCCGATGGGATGAAGCTAAGAAAGTTGACCCTGCTAATGCTAAAGCCAATCTAGAGAGAGCCCTTAAAGGTCTATTTATAGAGCGTGGTGCCAACCTTGGCGCAACAATGGCTACTCCCGAAAACATGGAACCTCTGATAGGCGATGACATACTAGAATATGTAGGCATAGACGCAGAAGAAAATAGGGATTTAGGTCACTACATAGACAACGAAGCCTTCACGGCGCTTGGGTCTGTGGGCATAAAATTAATTGGGGCAGGATATGGCTTTGCCAAGGGACTATTCCCTAAGTTTTCTAAGAAGCCTAAGACCCGTGCCGCTGAAGTTGGTATGCTTTTATTAAAGGAAATCGACCCCGGTATTAAGGATAGCGATCCGGGATTTTTTGTGGCTGATAGAGCTAGAATGCTTGGCGAAGTTATCCAAAACAACAAAGAGTTTAGGCTTGGTATTCTAGGCCAGAGAACAGTTAAGAATGCTGATGGGACAGAGTCTATCGTAGATGTCCTACCCGGTGGATCTATCCAATTAGACTCCGGCACGGCATTGGCGTTAGGCGCACGAGAGTACGTCGAAAGGGCGTATGGCTGGATGAAAGCCACGATGGAACCTGAAGTTTATGAGCAAACTATCAATAAGTATGCACAAACTGTAATTGATAATATTGTGGGTCTAAAGCAAGGACGTAAGGGTAACCAGATAGTACAGGCGGGAGAAGCCTCTATAAACTCAGATGCGAGTCGAGTTTTAACTGCGGCGGCAGACGATGCTGTAGAAGGCGGTGTCGCACAGGCTAATCAAGCTGGTGTATTGTTGGGGGATGATATTGTCGCTCCTGTATCCGATGCTCTTGGGGCCGTACAGAAAACCCGTACAGGTGTAGAGCTTGCAGAGAATGTTGCTAACGCTACACAGGATAAAGATGTCATTGTGTCTATGCTCAATAAGAGCCGAGAAACAAATGCGCTTGGCAACACCTCGACTGAGATGCAGACGTTCCAACAACTTACCGGAGAAGATCTGTATAAAGGGTGGCAGTCTAGCTACAAGAATTACAATGATGCGTTTGAAGCATTACCCAATGATATCCCCGTGGATATGGAAGACCTCAAGAACCTTATTGAAGATGTCTCTACAAAAACAAATGACTTCGATTTCGTAACTACAGCTACAACTAAACAAGATCCTTTCCGTGAAATGTTACAGGGGCTCAAACGTCGAGTGACTGGTGTAGATGACGCGGGTAAACCTATTGTGGAAACAGGTGAGGAAGTATTATCCCGCCTAGACAACATCGATCTCAAGTGGCTGTACACTAACCTACGCCCAGAGATATCCCGTCGATTAAACGCTCTTGAAGCGGCTGGCGCTCCCACATCTAAGCCTTTACTTCAGCTAAAGGAATGGATTGATGGTGCCGCTGATGCTTCCGGCCAGACAGAGTTCCGTGCGGCTATGGATCTGTATGAAGAACACGCAGGAACATACCTACGCACAGACGAGTTAGCGCAATGGGAATCTAAAGCACGAAAGGTACGCGATAAAGAAGTCGCGCCCGGCGTGAATATGGGACAAGAGAATGTATACGAAGAAGGTATGCAGACTTTAGCTAACGCGGAACAGGCGCTTACTACAGGCAAGCTGGACGCAGTTTTAAACGCCCTAACCAAGGCTAAAGGCTCAGATATAACCCCGGAGATGGCGCAAGCCTACGTTGGGTTAGCTATCCGAAGTCTTACTAAAACTACGCAGAGTGGTGGTAAGGTTACTTCGGCCCAAATAAAAGAGTCCATACAGCCTTACCTGAAGCAGTTAGAAGGAACAAACCCTGAAGCTATCAAGATGTTTGACGATACCGTGGCTAATCTAGAGATGGTGGAGTTAGGTCTTACGACTGCCAAAGAAGCTAACGCTGTAGCAGAGGCGGCGTATCAGAAGATTATGGTTGAGGCCCAAGAGAGGGCCGCATCTAAATTCGTGAACAATCTGACAGGATCTAATCCAAGTACAATGACAGATCCTAGCGAAGTATTTAGGACTATATTTAATTCTAAGAACGCCCCAGATCAAATAGCGGATCTATTCCGACAGGCAGATGAGATTGGTAATCCTTTAATTAAGGATGGTATCAAGTCTAAGTACATCAGCTATGTTAAAGACCGTATCTTTACTAATAAGCGCATGGCGAGTGAGGTAACGGAAGACAGCGTTGGTGCTACTAATGAAGTGAGCCCCGCGCAGTTGAAGAGCATTCTTGGGCAAGAGTTTGATAATACTTTAAGCACACTCAAAGTAGTGTTTAAAGATGAACCCCAAAAAGCTGAATCAGTGACTCACCTGTTAGATTTATTAGATGTTGCTGTTAACAACAGAGCTATCCGAGGAAACAATTTCGGGTCTACTACGGTTCTAGATGAAAAGCTAAAAGAGAAGATGAACAGGCTTATTGTTCTTACCTTGGGTGTTCTTAACCCGGTAGCAACTAAGGCCAGAAATATCAGTGCGGCTCTCGCAGAGACAAGAACTAAAGAGATAGCAGAAGCCATCGAACTACAGATAGACATGATGATTACTTCGCCTCAGTACTTTAGTGAAGTCATGGAAGCGGTAGCTAAGAAGTCTGGGGGAGCCCCACTATTGAAATTACTAGAACGTAATATGATCCGTGGGGGTATTACACTCGACAAGCAACGTGAGATAGATCAACTAGAAGCTGTGCCGCCAGAGTTTGAAGAGACGCAATAACTGGCGCACTTGGGAAGACTCGAACTCCCGACCTTCCGGTTCGTAGCCGGACGCTCTATCCAACTGAGCTACAAGCGCACATAAAAATGCCCCCATCTTTGGCCCGTTGGTTAGACGGAGATGGAGGCGGGTGTCCACTACAAAGAGGACTACAAAACTACTACGATTCAGAAGCCTTAGTGTCAACATCAGACGCTGGGGCTTCTTGCGTTTCGGGCTGGGCCGCTTGCTTCTCAAACAATCCTAATTCAAAGATTGAACGGTTAAGCGTCCAGTGCATAAACGGTATATTACTTACGGAACTGGACATAAACAAATGCCCTTCCTTATTAAACCCGGTAACAATACAGTTATCGAACTTACCTTTAAGGGAATCCAGTAACTCATCGGGTGACATCGGTGTTTCGGTATCGGGTTTTACATTTTCTACTTCAGGCATACATACTCCTAATTATCTTTAACAAATTTACCGTCAACCATCTTACCGGTGCGGTGCTTAATTACATCGTATGCGGCTTGGACACACTCTTGCATCGTGAACCCCCATGCCTCTGCTTGCATCGTAATCGTGACGTATATGTCACCGATGGCATCTTTTACTTCGTCAACGTCATGCTCGTAGATAGCGAGTTCTAATTCACCCACTTCTTCTTTAGTCTTATCAAGCTGTGCGAGAGGTTCAGCGTGAGGCAAGATGCCTTTCTGTATACCCCAGTCGAGGATCTGTTCATCTAAAGCGTCTAAGCTCATGCATACTCCTATTCAATTAGTTAATGTTACAACAAAACTTTAGTTGTGTAAACTGTTATGTGCTTTGATATAGTCCATGATCGCATAGGATATGAAACGCCATTTACGGTCATTCATATAAAACTCCCATTTTATCTGATCGTAGTTTTTACGAACCAGACGGACGTTTTCTGTCCTGCGACCTGAACCTTTACCCATTCGTCAATCTCTTCTGGTTAAAGAAAAACCCGGCGTTAAATCCGCGCTTCCATTCCTTATGTAAGAAGGATGATTCTTTATAAGGGCTATCAAAAATGCCTCGGTAAAAAGCCTTCTGGCCCATATCAAACGCCACCTCCAGTGGCTTTTTTTTGGCCTGTCGTTTGTTGTGCGACATAGGTCAAAACTCCTAAGATACTGCTCCCCATACTTCGGCCCAATCGCCGGTAAGTGCCCCTTTTGCGTAGTCCACAACTTTGTTTTCAAAGAAGTTTGTGTGTGTGACTCCAAGCATTCCGTCTACCCAAGGCAGGGGGTTTGTCTTCACTTTGAAGATTCCCTTCATGCCCAGCGCAATTAATCGCCTGTCACAAATATATCTAATATACTGTTTCACCTCTATGGGGGTGAGGCCTTCCATCTGGTTAACGCCGAACGCTAAGTTGATGAACTTATCTTCTAACTCCACCATCTTCTCGGCAGTGTTATAGATGAGCCTCTTAGTATCATCATTCCACATACTACGGTTCTCTTGAACGTAAGTACGGAACAGTTGGATCATACTCTCAGTGTGTAATGTTTCGTCGGCAATAGACCATGCAATGATCTGTCCCATGCCCTTCATCTTACCATGCCTAGCGAAGTTAAGTAGCATAACAAACGAACTAAATAACTGCATACCCTCAGTAAACGCACTGAATGCGGCTATCTGGGCGGGTAGGTTATCGCCTTTCTGTAGCTCTTGGAAGAAGTCGTGCTTCTCGACCATCTCTTCGTATTCATTAAACTCATTATACGTTGACTCTGGCATACCAAGAGTTTCGATCAGGTGGCTATAGGCGGCTACATGGATAGCCTCACGAGCCGCAAACGAGGACAGCATCATTCTTACTTCAGGCTGGGGAAACACCGGCAGGTAATTGTTAATGTACGCGCCGGACACATCTATATCGCCCTGAGTAAAGAACCGAAAGATCTTCGCAAGGAAGTCCTTCTCTCCATCGTTAAGCCGATGACGCCAGTCCTTGGTATCCTCCAGCATGGGTACTTCAGTCCATAGCCAGTGCATCTGTTCGCTGGCCTGAAAAGCATCGTAAGCCCACGGGTAGTTAAACGGCTTATAGTAATCTCTAGTATCGGTTAGTTTTGGTTTTCTTTTTGGCATCTCTATCCCTCACACGCGAGGCATACGTCACCGTCAGCTACTGCTGTCAGATCTACCTCGTCTTCTATTCTGTTACGTTGAATTTGCATACCGACGCGATCAGCTTTGCGGAGCTTATCTGAGCGGCAGTAATACAGGCTTTTGAGTCCACTCTTCCAAGCTAGGAAGTGACAAGCGTGAAGATACTTCACATTGACATCCGGGCGGAAGAATAGGTTCAGGCTTTGGCCTTGGTCAGTGTTCTTTTGTCGATCAGCGGCCAGATCAAGAAGATATAGTTGGTCTATCTCGTCTGCTGTCTTAAATACTTCCTTCACTTCATCTGGAATATCTAAGTGCTGTACTGAGCCATCTGACGCAGTAATGCTGGCCCATGTTTTCTGTGTATTAAGGTCTAGCTCAGTAAGTTTAGCCTCTAGGAACTTATTACGCTGGATATACGCCCCAGACATGGTGTCTTGGCGGAATACGTTGGCCCGATAAGGCTCAATGCTCGGGCTGGTGTTACCCATAATGATAGAGCTAGAGGCGTTAGGCGCTATGGCCGTCCAATGGCTAAACCTACGATGTACACCGGCTTTCTCAGCATCTGGGCAAGGGCCACGGCTGTCACACAACAGCTTATCGCCACGCTTACATTCTTTTTCTATGTGTTCATAAATCTTACGATTAAACACCTTAGTCATAACGCTCTCTAAGGGCATGTCACGCTTCTGGAAGTACGCATGTAACCCAAGGGTACCAATACCGATAGATCGTTCGTTACGCGCTGATTTAATGGCCCTAGACACGGATTTAGGTGCGTTGGCTATGAAGTGATCCAGTACGTTATCCAGCATCTCCATAACATCTGGGATAAACTGACGATCAGTCTTCCACTCGTCGTGGTACTCAATATTCAGGCTGGATAAACAACAGACCGCAGTACGATCTATAGTTGTGGGTAAGAAAATCTCTGTACACAGGTTACTGCCGTGGATCTTCATACCTTGGTCTTTTAACCATACAGGCAGATCGTCGTTAGCATTATCAATAAATACTAGGTAGGGCTCACCCGTCTGGATGCGCATCTCTAGTAGCTTAGTCCATAAAGATTTAGCTGATACTGTTTCTACTACCTCACCATTATTAGGGCTGACTAAATCCCATGAGTCATCAAAGTCCTGATCTCGCATTGACTGCTCAACTAGGTTCATGAAGTCGTTAGATATGTTCACACCGTGATGCAGGTTCAGAGTACGAAAGTTCTGATCACCTGTAGGCTTCCGCATCTCTACAAACGCAGTAATGTCCGGGTGGCTGATATCTAGGAACGCCGCATAACTACCGCGCCTAGTACGGCCCTGTCGGTAGGCTAGTGAGCTTGCATCGTAGACTTTCAGGTGAGGCATTACCCCAACTGATTTATCATCAGAGCCACGGATACCTACATGGATACCAACACCGCCGCCTAGCATAGACAGCCAATTTACTTCGGATAGAGTATCTACTAATCCTTCGGCGCTATCGTCGAGGTACGACAAGAAGCAACTGATGGGCATTCCCCGCTTACTTCTCCCGTAACTGAGGATCGGCGTGGACAGCGACAGCCAGTGCTTACTGGTGTAATCGTAGAGGCGCTGGGCATGTTCGGGGTTGGATCCAAACTCTTCGCAGACGAAGGCAAATCTTTCTTGGGGGCTACTTTCTTCTTCGCGCATGTAGCTTTCGCGTAGTCTTGTGAGTCCGAGGTCATCAAAAAGCCCGTCCCTTTCTAAGTTTATTTTTACTTTATTATTCATTTTATTTCCTGATATCTTTCTGCAATCGCGCCCAACCTTCCACGTTGGTAAGCACTTCAGAGATGGGTAGGGTGTTATCAATCCAGACATCACAGTCCGCCGCGCTAACCGAAGTTTCGGAAGCATGTTCATCTTCACCGTCGTAGACAGAAACTCGTTCTACCCACGCTACTACTCCGCCGTTCTCGCGGATTGCTTTTATTTCATTAGGGAAACGAACATCATCAACCACAACAATACCGGTTGCCTTGTTCGCCTTTGCCACAAGCATATCTACCCAGATATTCTCATGTAGTAAGTTACGGCCCCACTCAGTCCCGAGTGTTTGCATGGCGTACCTTGGGGTCTTGCCATTCAGCATGTCACAGGCAACTTCTTTAAGGTCACCGTTTATCTGGCCCTCGTCGAAGCCCATCACACGCATCATGTCTTTGAGAGTATCGGCAAAGCGTATAATCTTCGCCCCCCGACTATCTCTCAGGTTCTTGGCTACATAGGATTTCCCGGAGCCCTTCTTTCCACATAGGCCAATAAATAGATCACTCATCATTGATCGCCTTTGGGTTTAAACTGGCTGATATCGATCACTTTTGATGTGGTCTCTAGCTTGTCCAGAAGTTCCTCGTCAGGCGTAAATATGATTTCGTTATCGTTTACGGGTTTCATGCTCTCGTCAAAGCCAGAGACGTTACGGACGATATCGCCTATCGCAATAATCTCTTGGTCTTGGCTACTCATCAAACCGAAGATACCTGCGACTAAACTCTTAAACAGGTCTTCAATCTCAGGATCCATGTTATCCGGGAACTCCCACCCAAAGCGGAAATCTATCCCTTCATTCTTTTCGTTTGGCGTCAGTTCAATGAACGCACCTATAAAATCAGTCGCCATTATGTTTCTCGAAGTTTACAAAGTAAATTTAATGAACGCTTTTTAGCTTTTTCTTTAAGCCATTCATCCGGGATTTCTTTCGCCGCGAACATAAACCCATTCTTCTCACACCAGTCAGCGTAGCTAGTCTTGCTACCCTTACGGAGCTTGCCTCTAGGGTTGTTGAATACAAAGCGAAGGTCTAACGCCTCGCCGTACTCGTCACGAATATAGATGTGTTTTTTTCTATCTTCTGGAGTAAAGCGGCCCTTGCTCTCAATTACGATACCGTTAGGTAGAACGTAGTCGGGGGTGTAATGGCGGCCCTGTGTTGGGACAGTAAAAGGAATGCGAAAGGGCTCGTACTCAGCCCTTACACCAGCCTCTTTAAGTTGTAGGCCTATGTCTTCTTCCAACCCAGACCTGTACCCGTTAGCGATAGCCCGTCGGCGTATGTTCCTAAAGGTCATCGTCGTACTCCGCATACCAGTGGTAGCGAGGGTTTTGGGCCTTGCTGTGGGTTTGGGGACGATACTTTGCTTCAGGCCAGCAACTGTTCGTGTAGTTACAAAACGTACAGTTCATAGCCAGTCTTTTATTGGGGGTGAGTTGCTTACGGAAGTATTCGTCTTGCGGTTCAAAGCATCTTTTGAAAGGTGCGTCAGTAGCAATCAATTCCACATTAGACGCAATCTTATCCCGGATTCCACGCTTGTCTGCGTCAGTAAACTCAGCGTCTACAACCTTGATCTCGCCAGTCGATTTATTAACGACAAGCCAGCCGCCGGGTTCTTTGCCGGATGCATCACTGTAGCCTAGTAATTGAGGCACATACCCAAAGGCATCGTCCTTAGCTACACCTTCCCAGCCCTGACTCCATTTGTTGTCGTAGGCCCAAGGACTAGAGGACTTAGTATCATAGACCTTATCGTCTATCTCAACGTCATTCTCTCCGAGAATAGTAGTCTCGCCCACATCAAGCTGTACCTTATCCTTACCTCCAGTAATATTTACTCGGGCTAGTTTAAGGTATAACTCAACCAATACCTCAGTCGCATCGCCCAGCATAAAGCGGACAATGTTGTTGTAGGGGTTCTTGGATTTGGGTGCGCCAGATTTCTCCATTTGGAGTTGGCAGGAAGGGCGGCCCACATTCGACATACGAATGCGGAACGCATCTTCACGAGGCTTCAGTTGTTTGCGGAGAGTGTCTTTAAACATCTCCCCGGCTTCGTCTATCCAGCTTTCTTCATACTCTACAACCTCTCCGTTAGAGAGCTTATCAAGTACCATATGAAGTTGGTGTTCAAGAATGTTTAGAGACATAAAGTACCTCGTTTAAAGTTAAGGTACGATTACGCTTCGTCTGCTAAATCATCTTCCAAGTCACTAGATACATTATCGAGAGCATCAATAGCATCATCAGATAGCTGACTGTTACGCAGGGCTTTCTCATGAGACGCTTGAATCTTCTCGTTCTCATTCTTGACCATGTCGTGCATCACCTTGACCGTTTCAAAGATCTTCTCGTCCATTGGCTGTGCGTTCACTAAGTCCGGCTCAAAGTTCATTACCCACCAGATATTACCGCCAGAGCCTTTAGTCTTAGTGGCACCCACCTTGACTGTGTACTCATGCATCTTACGGCCCCGAGGTAGTTTCTTCAGGAACTCGTCTTCAAACGGGTTAAAGTTCGATCCTTTTAGCATGACGATTACAGGTTGGTTCTCAACCGTTACCGTGTCACCATCCGCGTTCTTACCTTCGTAAGACACTAGGCCACGCACCTGACGGAAGCATTTAATGTCGCTATAACGCTTCTGATCTTCCTTAGACATCTCACGCAATACGTTACTGGTAGGCTTACCACAACGTGTTGTGCCGTTCATGTCCCGGGCTTCTTGGCGTAGCATTGGGATCATCAAGGTTTTGTTCTTAACCTTGTTCTCTTCAGGGTCGTACTGAATCCACTGGAACAGTTGGCTAAGTGGACGAAAGTTCACCGTTTTG